ATAGCATCATAAGCATGAACACCTTTCATTGCTGTAGCAATGATAGGCATGTCTGATTCTGCCAAAAGTCTGAGATAAATGTTATCTGTTTCAATCTTCAACATTATTCGTCTTTGAAGTTAAAACCTGTAAATGAAATTATACTTGCGGAAAGGGTAATACTTGTACCTCCTTTAGTGAATGTAACACGCATAAAGGTAGAATCTTCACCCTGTTTTGTTGAACTAACTCCGCTAGAGGATATGCCACCTGCTGTGTAATTATTAACAATTCCACTATCATCTATATGATCATTAGTAGTATCTCTTGTAGCAGTCCATCTTGATTGTGCCACTACAGTTCCTGCACCATTTTTCCATGTGACTTCAAAAGTAAACTGTGTAGCTGTAGGTGAAAATCCTGCGTTACTTAATTCCGTCCAAACAAAGTATTGTTGATTAACTGATGCTGTTAATACTTGTGTTAATTGTGCTTGTGGAACTTCAAGCTGAACTTTACCGTCTGCACCTAGTCCTGTAATAGCTCTATCCCTTCCGTCAATCATTTGCTCTGAAGTTCTAGTCTCACTACCAAATTTCATACTACCTGACAATAAACCTGTGTGTTCCTCACCTAAAATTGTTGCAGAACTTTTATTATCTACATTGCTGAGACCTATGCCTGTCTTGGTTACGTTCACTAATACCCATTGATTTGTTGCAACTGCATTGTTTCCTGCTGCTGTAGCACGATATAATTTATTGCCATCATCGGTATCCACAAAAAGATCTCCTGCAGCTAATGCAGTAGGCACAGAAGTCTGTCTAAATATTGTTATTTGTCTTTCATTAGCAACATTATCCAAACCAACTGTAGATTTATTAGGAGAAACTTCTATCCATTCACCTGCAGTAACTTGATTAGAACCGACAGAGTCTGCTCTATATAGTCTGTTGTTGTCATTAGTGTCGTACCATAAGTCACCTACTGCTGTTGCTGTAGGTGCGTTATCTTCTCTAAAAATTGTTACTTGCCTTTCGTCAGCTACGTTACCTAAACCTATTCCTGCCTTAGTCAAAGTAGTAGATACCCATTCACCTGCAGTAACTTGGTCTGCCCCAACAGATTGCGCTCTATAAACTTTATTGCCATCATTGGTGTCCATCCATAAATCACCTATTGCGGTTGCTGTAGGAGGATCATTAGAGGCAAAGGTTGTGACTTGCGCTTGATTAAGCACGTTACCTAATCCAATAGCACCTGCTGTTATGGAAGTTGCTACCCATTCTCCTGAAGTGACTTCATCATTGCCTGAAGATGTTGCTCTATATATTTTATTGCCATCATTAGAGTCAATCCAAAGATCACCTGCGTTTACTGAGGTTGGTACATCATTTTGCAAAAAGGTTTTAATGCCTGTTGCGTTTGCGTTTAAAACTTCTGCTAGTGTTCTGGCAGTACCGCTTACTGTATGATTTTCTGTGTCATAAGCAGAACCACCATTAATACCTAAATGCCTTATTCTAAAGTTATAAGCTATTCCTATTTCAAGTCCTGTGATCTGTTGTTTTGTTTCTCCTTGTGCTGCAAAAGAAGTTGTAAAGTCAGAGGCTGAAGCTTTTTTGTACTGTACTTCAGTACCAATGATAAAAGGTGAAGCAGCGTTATTCCAAGAAGCAGTGACAGATGTTGTACTAAATACGTCAACATTTGTTGTATCTGTAGCTATTGATAGATTTGTAGGCGGCGAAAGAGTAAAAGCTCCTGTCGGTAGATCACTACCTGCCACTATTGGAGTTTGATAATCGCTTGTAGCAAATGCAAAAATAGAATTATCTGCTTCTTTTAAATTTAACCTTACACCTAACATCGGAGTTTCATCGCTTTGCATCACTTCCATGTTTACCGATATAACCTCAAATACTTTTTGATTGAAGCTAAGTCTATCATTTGTTACATACACCCAATCCGCAGGCTGTAGTTTCATAAATGACATATCTACTAGACAACTTATAGTAGTGGCAAATCTTTGATTCTTCAAAGCTAGTCTGCCTATTCTTTGTGCCATTGTATGCGTTACAGTGAAAGGTAGCTGTTTCTCCATTTGTTTAACATAGTTTGGCTTGTCATTTGCAACACCATTAGGTGTATCTTGAGTCAGGAAAGTAGAATCCTGAAAAACAGGTGCATCTGCTGCTATAAAATTATTGGTTGAATCAATATAGATTGGCTTTACTGTGTTATATAGTTCGCCTGTCCCTGCGTTTGTAGTTATTTGTACTGGTGCTAATAAATTGTCGTCAGTGATTGTCAGTGAGGGAGTTTGTGTTGTTCCTGCAAATATGTTGAATTGTCCATTAGTGTAAGAGAGTTTGCCTGCCATAGAACTTAGTAGACCTTCTATGACTCCATTGCCGCTTGCTGAAAAATTTGTAAACCCATTGGCTGTGTATTTATCTTCTGGTGTACTTCCATCAGCTAAAGTCACATCTACTTCACAGGCATTTGCTGCTGCTGCAACACCTCCTAAATTAGTTGTGTCATTGATCTCGGAGCTAAGTGCTTTAAGTCCATAGGTAGTGTTAGTTAAATAATCTCTTATGCACAAAGCAGGGTTAGTTCCTATTGGTTTATTACTTGAATCAGTCCAAGCAGTTTCTCCGCTTCTTGGATCAAATACCTTTTTTCCTTTTACTACGAAAGATATATTTGGCATACCTCCACCAAACTTTTCTGGGTCAAATACCATTTGCATATAAACGTATGCACAATCAAGAAATTTGTCTGTAGATATTAATGAGCTTTGTGCCACCGCATATGCGTTAGCTGCTGTTTGTGATCCATCTTCAAAACAGAATCTAATTAATCTTCCGTTAGAATCTAATTTGTTATCATTATCAGTATTAGAAAATTCTGAATTTGTAACTGTAAATACTGTGGTGTTGTTTATAGTGCTTGAGCTAGTTGTTACAGTTGTATCATTCAACCTTACACTTTCTAAGCCTTCTATTTCATGTCCTGCCAAGACCGTAACCATGTGTAGTAAGTAGTTATCTGTTCCTGTTGTTTCTAAGTGAACTATAGTTCCACCTACACGACATCTGCCATAGATAAGCTGTCTTGGTGCTGTTGCGCCTCTAGCCGCAAATTTAGTACCAAAGTTTCCGTTTGTAGCATTGATACCTTTTGAAGTCATACCTCCAATTAAAGAGGATATCAAGGTTGTACCGAACGCCATAGCAGCCATACCTATAGCTGTTAGACCACCTCCTGCTGCGGCTGCAAAAGTAAAAATAGAAGAACTTGCTGCACCTGAAAATCCAACTGTCAAGGCAGCAGGTATAAACACTGCTATTGCTACTGCTAAAGCTGCCTTAAACGGTTTACCCATTGATTCTCCAAGCCTTCACTATTTCAACATCGTTTTTGACCACAATGCCATCATCATCTGGATTCATTGCAAAGTAACCGTCAAACACAAAGGCTAACTCGCTTTCTTCCTTATATACACCAAAGTCACCTTTTGTTATGTATTGTGTTTCTATTTCCTCAATGCCAGTATTTTTATCAACGACTCCTTGTATAGCATTAGCCAAACCTTTCCCTTTTCCGTATTTCAATATACTTTGCATGGCTTCTTTTTCTGATCTCCATTTCCATTCTTTAGGTAACAAATCTTCTTTTGTCATAACTTTTATGAATGAATTAGTAAACATCACACAATCCCATTCTCCCCAAACAAAAGGTGTTTTTAATTTTCTGTTGAGAAAAGCATCAAACTCAATCTCCCAATTTGGAACTTTTTTCATTGTTACGCTAATTCTATTTCGCTAATATCAGTATCTTCTCTTCTACCATTACTTCTTGTTACATCTTGTTTTTGTCCCCATGCAATTTGTTTGTCAGCAAGACTTTGCACTCTATTGAAACCTGTATCTCCACTATGTAAAAATTCTTGTGATTCAACAGTGTATCTAAGATTAGATGGTCTACTCAAATCTACTAATCTGTTTTCACAGTCAATGGTAATTGTTGCCCCATCAGGCGTGTCATTTATTTGCAAACTTGTCATCCGTCCTTTGAAAAGTGTCATTTCGCCTGCACTTTCATTAGAGCCTCCCATTTGAAAACCTAGAAATACTGTTATAGGTCTGTTTTGATAATTTTCTGTCAAAGCATAATCCAACATTGTAGAATCCATGCCAGAGACAGATATTGATAGTCCATTTGATTTAAGTTCTAAATCTTCTTCAATTCCGCTTATAGATAAAAGAGTACCTGCTCCAGTGTAGGTTTCTGAGTTCACAGTTATGTCATCTATGCCTGACCATACTCTAATATCGTCAGTGTCAAACTCTGCCTTTACAGCAAAAAACATTTGTTGTGCATCAGCACCAAGTCTACTTGATATTGCTGTATCTATTCCTTGTCGTGTTGCCATTAGACTACCTCAATGCAAGAAAAACTTATGCCATATAAAGACGTTCTATCAGCACTCCAATCAACAGTGTTCTCCTGTAATCTGAATAAACCTTTTGGATTTTGAAAGATCACAAAATGTCCAGTAGATAATGTTGATCTTAATTTAGGCTCTGTTTGTACTGCATATTGATTTGGGCTACCACTTGTTTGAGTCGCATCCTCTACTGCCATCACTAACTGAACAGGATTTGCGGTGGCAGAAGCAGCACCTAGTACACCTAAATAATCTCCTTTTTTTATTGTCCCACTGTTGCTTCCAGATGTTTTAAGGTTGAGACCTGTAGCGCCTTTTACGTTCATCTGTACTTTACATCCACTCGTAGCACCTTCGTTAACTAATGTGCTGTCTACTGTTACCTTAGTAGTTGGATTTGTGCCATCTTTGGCTGTTATCTTATGAGTACCATTGTTTTCTTCATTAGTCATGCCAGTTATATGAATAAAGTCTCCTACTATTGCATTGGCAAATGTACTTGCATTTGCAGTTATGGTGTTTGTATTTGTGACTGTTAATGATACGTTAGTGTTAGACACCCTGTTCTCGGCTATTAAATGCGTTGTACTGAATGTTCCTGTGTTAGTTAAGGCATCAGGGTCAGCAAACTTAAAATGATTCGTAGTGCCTTTTAATTGCATTAGAAAGGATTGCCACTCTACAGCCTGTGTTCTGTTCAACGGTGGTAAAGTCACCTCTGATTGCCAGAATACAGCATCAAACTCCTGTGTAAGTTGTTTGCCTGTAAATGGTGAAGCTGTCTGTCCTATTGCTCTAAATAATCTAAAGTTACTCCTTACAAAGTTAGGAGTAGTTGGCATTGTTATTATCTTAGCCACGTCCCATCAATCCTTTTCTAAATGAACCGCCACGCACTGCTGCTTCTAGCACTGCGCCTTTTGTGACATCTGATATTTGTGGAAGCATCTTAGTAACTTCTGCTCTTACTGTGGGTACAACACCTGTAGCAAAGTTTACCGATTGGTTTACTATGATAGGAGAACCGCCCATAGCGTTTCTGCTATTCATGTTGTTCATAATAGTGCCGCCAGTGTTAGGAACAAATATCTCTGCACCACGTTCTCCCACCAGTGTGGGTGTGCCTCTTTGCACTGTTCCACCACCTGCGTTCATACCCATAGGGTTGCTAATTTTTCTTGTAGCGGCTGCTGATGTGCCACCACCTGCATCAGAAACTATGCCACCAAAAGAAATTCCTAAATTTGGGAAAATTCCTGCAAGTATTCTGTTTACAACCTCCATCTGCAAAAATATAGTTATTATTTGACTTACAATTTGTTTTGAAAAGTCTTTAAATGATTGAAGAGCGTTTTGACCTTCAAGCAAAGAATCAACAAAATTAGATGTAAACTGTTCTGATGATGAAACTATGGCTCTTTGCATTGATATAATTCCTTCTGAAAGTTCGTCTGTTTCGGTTAAAAAAGACGAAACTGCTTCTTTATATTCTTCTAAAGTCATACCTCCTAACATACTTCTTACAATTTCTTCTCTAGTTGTTTCTCTCATTGAATCAGTGACTTCACCTTCAACACGACTAAGGTGTATTTTTAATTTTTCATTAGCTACTTTGTTAATTATTCTTGAAAGATCAGCAAAATCATTAGCTACTAATTTTTCTAAACTGAATTTAGCCTCTCTCATGTCTTTGTTTAGTTTTTCAAACAAGGCAAATTCTGATTTTTCATCTGGTGTCAGAGTTGCTTTAAAATCTACATTAGTTTTTATAAGCTCTTTTAATTTTCTATCTAATTCTTCTAAATCATCTTTTGTATCTTCAGCTCCTTGTGCAAATTCAAAAAGAGATGCTACAGAACCAACTATAAATGAACCAACTCTTAGAAAACTGTTGCCCATACTGCCAAGGGTGTCTGCTATGGGATCAGATGCTTCTACCAATCTTGTCGTTTCTTTTGTAAAATTTACCATACCTTCTGTAGCACCTGATTCGCCAATTCTTACTTGGAATGAATCAAGCGCATCATTTAAATTTGCTATGGCACCAGATAAAGTTTTGAATCTTTCCTCAATAGCTGTTGAGAATGTTGTCTGTCCTATTTCTCGTAAAAAAGCAATTATTGATTCGCCTGATCTATCTATGGTTTTGGTTACACCATCAAATGTGACTGTAATTTTGTCTCCCTGTTGTCTTGCTATAACACCAAATTGTTTAAGCATTTCCATTTCGCCTGTCGTGGCATTAAAGGCTGCTTGTGCTAGTTGCTCAATGCTTTTGCCCATACCTGCTGCAAAATTACCAAAATCTTGCAACACTTCGCTTGTAGGTACAATACCTGCTTGTTTTAGTGTTATGAATGAACGTGCTACCTCATCAACTTGAAAGACTGTTCTAGCCGTAAAAGCTCTCACTAATTTAAAAGATTGCGCTGCTGCTTCTGTACTACCTGTTACGGCTCTGAGAGTAGCCTCTAAATCTTCAAATTTCCTGATTGTATTTATAAGACTTGAAGTTAATGCAACAAATCCAATAGCAGCAACAGCTCCACCTAATTTTCCAAAAGTTTTGTTAGTTTTTTTAGCTGTTTTTTCCGTTTGATTGAGTTTCTTATTTACATTATCTAAGCCACGTCTTAACTTGCGTGTTTCTGCTCGTAACTCAATTACTAATTCGTCTACTGTTGCCATATTTAATCAGGATATAATTCCATCAAATCTTCTAATTCATCATTAGTTAATGGTTTATCTTTTTCTCCTCCGTTAAATTCAACAAATCCTTCCAAAGCTAAATAAATTTCTATGGGTGACATATTCCAAAAATCTTTTGGAGAAAGATTTAACATGCCAACACATATACTGAAATACCTTCTTACAGGTAAAGAGTCTAAAGACTCTCCACCTCTTGAGGCTTTCCCTCATCTTGTTCAGCTTCATTGTCTGTTAAAGTTTGTGTTAGTAATGTTGCTACTGCAGCAGTAGCTTTTATAACTCCTGTATCACTAACAAGTTTTATAACCTGCTTTCTGTCAACATCATTACCACCTCCTCGTAAAGCAGGTTGCAGAACTGCAACGATATGTGACATCCTTATATCTGCTTCCGCCATTCTAGTGGCTAACTTTATAATACCGCAGTCTAACTCTTCTTCTATTTGCATAATAGAATCTACAGTTAGTCTTGTTTTGTAGGTCTTACCGCCTAACTCTATTTCAATCTCGCCCTTTAGTGGGTTTGTCATCTGACTTCTCCTGTTTTGTACTTGCCATTGCAAGTTTGATTGTTAATACATCGTCTCTTTCATCTAATGTGAAAGACGATACTTTATAGGACTTACCATCCACCTTTATATCGGATGGGTCTTTTCCTAACTGGTTGGCTACTTCAAGGACATCCCCATTAAGCATAGCAGGGATGTCGCCTTTAGCACCTTTGACTGTTACTGATTGCCAAGACATTTATTAGACTGTAGCAAACGTGATTGCACCTGAACTTTCAAAAGACATACTGTAAGTAACTTCTCCGTTGAACTCACCTGCATATTCAACAGATGTAACTTGGAAGCCACCAGTAAATGTACCAAAGTCAGGAACTAAGAACTGATAATTGTCTATAGTGTCAGCTAATACGTTAGTCTTAATTGTTGTTTCACTGGCTGCATCTGTAAAAACACCACTGCCTGAAACACTGATAGACTGAACACCTGCTGCCGCTAACATAGTTCTTTTACCAGAACTGTCTTTGTTAGTAACATCAACTGACTCGTTATTGATTGTAAGGCTTGTTGATCTCAAGCCACCGATTGTTGTAAAAGTCTCAGGTGATCCACCGTTACCGACTTTCATAAGCATCGCACTACCTTTTTGTGCTGCCATATTTATTCTCCAATTAAGTAAGCATTAGTTAATTGCTCACTAATTAAACAAGCCATCTGGCATCCAATTTGATTAGCAACAGCTAGTTAAGAAGTTCCTAATATAATGGCTCGGAATCGCATGACACCGTGCCTAGTAATCCCATCAGGGTCTACCAAAACATCACCAAATTCAAATCTAAAGTTTACAAGATTAAATCCAGTGACGGTTAAACTACTATCATGCAACAAGTCATGTATTCTGTCCATTATTTGTTTGGTTTCCTTGCTGCCTTTGTACTGTGACCATATGTCTAGGTTGATAGTATACTCACTACCATCAACATCCTTTGTAGAAAAATCAATAGAACTATCTCTTCCAATAGATACAAAAGGATATGTATCACCCTCTTGAACTTCATCATGTATTCCTGCACCTAGAGTAGATGTAAGGTTATTGTCTCCGTTTAACCTAGAGTAGATAGCACTTTGTATAGCGAATTGTCCTAATGCCATTAGTCTATGTATCCTCCCTTTTTAAATATACGTTTTATTTGCGGTCTGTTCTTTTCTAAAGCAGGTTGCATGAAAGGTCTTGGTCTTATATCTCTTGTGCCAAACTCAAGGTGTGAAGCATAAGGTGCTGATGCAATAATTTGTCCTACCACTGCGTTTTTTGTTCTCTTTACATTACTACTAATACTATTTACAAGAAATCCAGTATCAGATGCAGGTGGCTCACCTTCTGCAGATGCTGTATGTTGCCTTCTAGGGTTGTATTTTTGGTAAGTGATACCTGTACCTCCCTTTAATATACTTTGTTTTGCTGTGCCTTCTACTAACGTAGTTGATCTTTGTACTAAAGAATGTAGATGTTTTTCTGGATTGTCAACTATACGCTTCTTAAGTTTTTTTTGAAAACCCTTTAAGTTTTGTATGCCACTTTTAGCCATTAGATTGCAACTCCTAGTTGACACTCTAACTCAAGGTATCGGTTTCTGTGATCTACATTCTTTATGTATTTGATATTATAAAAGTCATCGTTATAAAGAATTCTAAAGTTAGTTCCAATATCCTTTCTATATCTAATTGTAAAAAGATGCGTTGTTTGTTCTTTTACTTGTCCTTGTCTAAGGCTCTCGTTACCTCTTTTTGGTTCTATCATTGCAAAAAGATTCACAAGCGTTGTGTAAGATTCTGTAATGCCGCCACCTGCATCTACTGTATTCGTAGGCTTCTGCAGCTCTATCTGGTGTCTCATGTGTCCAATGTTAGGCATTTTCTACCCCACAGACATCAACATACTTGAACCTAAACCACTGTGAATCCTATAAGGAGCATATAACATTTTGATCATGGCAGGTATTTCTCTAGCTTGTAGATATTCTCCCATGTCTCCTCTATGCTCGTACATATGAGCTATATGTTGAAACATACCCATTCTGATAGGTTCTGGAATTGTATAGGCTGTAGCATATCCTGCTACATAGATAACTTCTATAGCGTTTGCGACTCTAAGGGCTGTAGGAAATGTTTCCCCTGTTCTAAGAACTATTCTTGCAGGTTCTCTAGCTGTATCAACAAAATACTTAGAAGCTGCCATGGTTGTTGCATTATCACTATCATCAAAAGTCTTAACTGAAGTTACGCTTATGACTGGGGATTTTGGTAATGCTATATAGTTCTTGAAATAATTAATATCAGGTGCTGTCCTCATGCCTTCGTGGAGAGGTTCATTCTGATCAACTACTGTGTCAAGAAAGAGTGTAAGAGTCTGTTGCATCAGTGATCTGCTAAGATGTTCTTCTGCAAACAAACGTGCTGCTGTGATCATAGGTTGTACTATCCTTTCATCACTTGCATCCTCTAATCTAAGATATTCTTTTACCTCTTGCAGAGACAATGGTTCTGCTGTCGGTTCTGTTGATACTATTAATCCTGCCATTACACTAATGCTCCAAATATACCTGATGTTATAGCAACACCATATAATCCCCAAATAAGGTACTCCATTCGCACGAAACGAGCCGAACCTGACTCCAACCTCTTCTCAAGGTTTTCGTATCTTATAGCGCAAATCTGTTCGTGCAGCTCTAAAGCACTAACATTACTGCTTGGTTTCTTCTCCTGACTCGTCAACTACTTCTGCCTCCTCAACCTTATTCTCTTCGGTCTTGTTGATCTCATTATCCATAATCCATTGTTTTCTACGCTCAGTGTTGTTTGCATTGTCGTCAATGTCTAATTGCACTTTGATCAGTTGGTTTTGTAGTTGTGCCAAATCCCTTTGGTAATCAAGCAATCTTGCGAACTGTATCTTGCCTTGATCAGAAAATGTGTTTGCATCTACTTCAACTACCTCGCCATCTTTCTCATAACTGTACGTAGGTGTAGGGTTTTCGTTTGAATTATCTTTGGTATCTACCATGTCTTTCTCCTAAGTTAAAAATATAATCATAGCACTAAGATTTAAGTGCCTCAATCTCGCTTTTTAATTGTTCTATTTGTTCTTGTTGTTCTTGGATTGCTTTTACAAGTAAAGGTGTGATTCTTCCGTAGTCCATGCCTTGCATATCTTCACCATCTTTTTCACCACTTATTGCATCTGGAAATATCTCTTGTACTTCGTGTGCTATAAAGCCTTCACTTGTAGTTCCATCTTCTTTCCAATCAAACTTTACTGGCTTCAGATTATTAAGTCTTTCTAAACCATTTTCTATAGGAGTAATATTTTCTTTTAATCTGTAGTCTGAAGATGTGTTGTAAGCTGTTTCAGATTGTGTACAAACAATTGAACCTTTAGCGTTATTACCAGACATTAAAAACTGCATCATAGTATGGGAAGAACCATATCCTCCTAGCTTTAGCGTTACATCTCCTCCTACACCATGCATTGCATACACAGTACCTGTGGGATAGGTAGAAGCACTTGTAGTTTGATGCAACAATCTACCAGAAGAATCAATACGTATCCTTTCCGATGTGCCATCACCATTTACAAAAGCAATACCATTAGAGCCATTAAGAGTTGAAAGGAAAAATCTTGCAGTACCATTTTCATTGAAGCGTTGTGAGACAGCACCACTTGTTGCATTAAGTCCTAGTACTGTTCCTGTGCTACTGACATGCAAAGGAAAATCAGGACTTGTTCCAATGCCGACTTTTCCACCTGCTTCTACTTTGAAACGCACTGAGTTATCTCTTAAATCTCTTACAACTAATGCATCTCCATCACCATTAGCATTTATATCAATTCTTAAATCTCTGTTGAGCGGTCCTCTTATGGTTGAAAAAAGGTCACTTCCACTTTGTTGCATTCTTAATGTCCCTACAACATCCAACTTATACGCTGGAACACATCCTATGCCTACGTTTCCGTCATCAGTAATACGCATGTGTTCAGCAGGTCCACCAGAAGCAGTTGTTGTTCTA